TCGGTAATTCTGTGGGAAACTCTATCAAGGTTGACAGTAGGACCATCAGGGTGACCCAACTCGCCAAGAGCACGCTTAGTTTTAACATACTCTTCGTTGTAACGTCCAACCTCACGCTCCAAAACTTGGAAAGGATATACACGACCGTTTCTATTCTTCAGTTCGGACTGAAGAAAGACACCTTCAATGTACAGTTTTTTATCAGCACCAGTTCCCTCGGTGATGACTTGTACATCTTCAATCTGTTCCGTTATCAGTTTCATTAGTTTCCGTCTCTACTGGTTCATCAAAGAATGTTTGAGCTACAGATTGTTTATAACTACCCATTGCATCTGCCGCTTTTGCATACAGCATATCTTGGATAGCATCAATTGCTTTCGCTCTTTCGTTATCTGCAATAGCAGTTACGATGTTCACAACTTCCGCCTCAGGGTTTGCCTGATCCATATTATTATCCATAACTTATTCTTTATTTATTATTACTAGAAGGTTTGGGTTGCGCTTTTGCTAATTGAATCTGTTTTTGATGCGCGTCATCTGCTTTTTCCTGCTCTCTTTCGTGAGCATCATCAGCTTGTTGCGCTTGCAACTCTGGAGCAAATGCCTGGTTCTGGCGATCCATCATATCAAACGTATTAATATCTGCTGGATTCATTGCTATACCAGAATCAATTTCTCTGTCCATTTGTTTTTGAATTTCCTTGTATTCTTTCTCGTTCTGCTGTAGAACTTGCTTACGAATATATTCAACCGAGAAATACTTACCAACAAATGGATCCATTTGAGTCGCAAGGTTGATACGCTGCATCATCAACTCTTGTTCTTTCAACTCATTGAAATGGTTATCAAACAGGAAGTCATACTGAATATGTTCCTTCATGTCATCCCAATCTTCAGGAGAAATTACTCCTTTGAGGATGAGCTGAGTTTTGAGAATGTCGTGGAAGAGTTCTCCAAAACGCTTACGGAGACGACCGATGAACTTCGTGAACTTAAGTTCGTCACGGAGGACTTCAGTTGTCTTACCAAGATTGAATCCTTTGTTATCGTCGGTGAGACGGGAAGGAGGAAGATTGAGAGAATTGTAGAGTTTCTTTTTAAAATACTCCACATCCTTGAGTTCACCAAGGTTCTGTCCTCCAGGTAGAGTTGTGATCTCAGTACCACGACCACCCTCTCTACGAGGCAACCAGAAATCTTCTAGCATACTCATGTGCTTTTTGTCATCACGGATCTCTCCAGTGCTGGCATCGTAAACTAGTTTGTTACGATAACGTGCCATCACGTCACGGAGATATTGTTCCGCTTTGACTTTAGGTAGATTGCCAACGTCAATGTAGAAAATTCTACGCTCAGGTGCGCGTGACAATCTGTAAATAACCAGAGCATCCTCAATCATTCTTAGTTGATTGAGTGACTTGATTCCCTTGTGTAGGAAACTCAAGTGCATTCTTTTGTTAAGATCTTGTAGTCCTGAGGAACAGAATGCAATAGAATCTGCTGCCATTTTAATTCCTTGGGAGTTGGACATATCTCCCACAGGACCAAGAGCACCACCTCTTAAATATCCTTTTGGATTGTACAAGAAATAATCAATATAATTACCCCACTCGTACTCAAGGGCAGTACCTTTGATTGCTCTATTGATTCTCGGATCTTGAGAATCTTTACCAAGTTTTTGTCTTACTTTACGAATCTTGAGTGGGTCAATGTAGCGTAACTCAAGGATTCCTTTTTTGGGGTTGTCTAAATCAATTACCTTATGGTAATATGTTTTCCCGTCGATGTACCAACTTCGGATAATCTCGTGAGCACGGTTGTCAAAATTCAACATTTGTTTGATCTTGTCAAACTCATCGCGAATTTTTTTCTTGACACCAGCACCTACTTCTAAATTGTTGAGATCAACCTCAACACAACTGTCGTTAGCATCGCTAACAACAAATTCATTAACAATTTCATCTACAGCAGAGTCCACCTCAGGATGCAGAGACATGTCTCTGTACCTACGAATTAATTCAAACTCGTTCCTTGCGGTAGCATCTGTGTCTACATATGTTCCAAAATAACCACCAGCTGCAATTGAAACTGGTTCATCAGCAGAAGGAGGGACAGGGGACTGACCCTTCTGACCCTCCTTGCGGTTAATTTGGAAGCCAAATAACTGACTCATGATTATCTAATCAATGTGCTTCCTACTATTTATCTAATATTAAAACCGCTTACTGTCTTTGTATTCTCATCGCCATCTCCACCAACAGTCCAGTATGAATATTGGAATTCAACTGAGAATTCTTCAATCTGATCATTGCTATCATAAGCAAGATCAATTGCAGAAACGCTGGTTGGGAATGCATACCATAGTTTGTATTGTCTCAATACCTTACCACCCTCAGATTCATCTTTTTCAAGTTGCTTAACTTGAACAGAAGATGTATACTGTGTTGGATCAACTGCACCAGAAGTACGAGTTTTGTTAGCTTTGTGCTCATTAATTGCAGCTAACCACTCTTCAAAACGACTGCGAACTTCCATGCTCTTGTCGTTAATAAATGTAGCAGTCCAGTTATCAAAGGTTCTATCACCAGCGATCTTCACAGTTCTACCACGGAATGGTACTTCAATAACACCAATGTTTGATGCAGGAAGTGCAGCAGATTTGCACATTAGAGTTAAAAGATCATCGCCACCCGATCCTTTAGTAAGATCGAGTGTTGTTGGGAAGGTGAGTTCCACCTCAAACATATTGGGTCTTACACCCTGTTTGACTTTTGTTAGAAAGTCGGAAACGTTATTCTTTGCCATTGTTGTGAGTTCCTCTTCGTTTACTATTTAATGAATCAGCGTCCGACGACTTCGCTGAACGAAACGCCAGTTCTTGTAGCAGTAAATGTTACTGTCACGTAGTTAATAGAACGAGCGGGTTTAATGAATAGTTCTGCAACAAACTCATTGCGATCAATGACCTCAGGAGTATTGTTAGTTTCGTCACATACTACTAGGTAGTCGGTAATACCTTGTAGTGCAGAAATTTCTGCAAGATATGAATTGATTGTCGAGAGGAATCCGTAACGGGTTGTCTCGTCATTAAGTTCAAATAGAACACCTTTAGCGAGTGCCTCAACTCTCTTCTCGATATTGAGGAAGAGACGGCGAACATTGATTCTGTCGAATGCGGATGGTGCAGCAAGTGCAGTTTTGTCACCGAATAGAACAGCGCCAGTACCAGCAAAGGAAACAACAGGGTTGATTCTTGCTTGATATAGTTCGTCGCGATCTGCCTTATTTGGATTAAATGCTAGTTTGATAGCGTTACGGATACCACCACGATTTAATCCTGCTGGTGAAATCCAGTCAGCAGTTGTGGTTGAAGCGTTAACACATAGTCCAGCAATGTCTCCATTACATGCAACATAACGATACTTGTCATTGAAGCGGTCATACATGTACTTGTAACCACTGTCAAGAACAGCGTATGAAGTAGATGTAATTGAGCTAAAGAAGTTAATCGTGTTTTCTCTTTGTGCTGATGCTGAAAGAGCAGCGCCACTGTAAGAAATCTGAGCTCCTTTATGTGGTGAAACAAATGCTAGGCAATCCTTACGTAGTGCAGCAATTGCAACAACCTTTTGTGCTTTAGCAAGAGTATCGTTTTCAGTTCCCATTGATCCGCCCATTAGAACGAAATCAACTTCTGTTTCTTCCGTATCACCAAAGAGGTCATATGCAGAAGTTACTTCTCCTGCGGTGTAAGCGTAATCATCTGTTCCTCCTGATAGATCAGTGGCATTGTTTGCCAAAAGAACAAACTTATCACCAGATGAAAGTGCTGAAGAATTTGAACCAAGAGCAACACCACCACCAGCAGCGACTGGTTCGATTGTTCCTGCAATTGCAGCGCCTTGGAAAATGTACTCTGAATCTTGGTTGATTACATCTTTGAAGTATGCCAATCCACCTTCAGTTGACTTACCATCTTGGAGTTTGGAGAGATATGTAAATCTCTCAAGAATGGTATTTGCAGCACCAGAAACAGCACCTGTTACATCAATGACTGCAACGTGCATTTCGTCATATGAAATTCCTCTGGAAGATGCATACTCAGAAGTTCCAGGACGAGGACCAATTGCTGAGAGTTTCAAACCAGTACCAGCAATCTCGGTATTGGTAAACCAATCCTTAGTGCTATTAACTGCGATGTTATCGTTGCTTACTCCAGCAATCGTAATTGATAGAGGTGCAGATGCTCCAGTTCCTAAATCAGCAGCTGGAACTGATACAGTGTCGCCTTGCTCATATCCACTACCACCAGCTACGATAGCAACGGCATCAACCAAACCACTTGCGTTGATTGTAACGTCCACTCTTAGACCAGTGCCAGCACCACCAGAAGGATCAGATGTATGTGTTCCTACCTGTGAACCAACACCATTATATGCAGCGGGTGTTACTGAAGTAACAACACCATCTCCTGGTTCATCGAAGATATCTGCAGATGTGATGGCAGAAGCTGGGTTATCTAAAATAACTGCGAGTTCGTTTGTTGCTGAATCGAAAGAATAAATTCTTCCTGCTTTGCCGCTTACAGTTGTGAATGCAGTTCCCATTGCGGTGGTAGCTGGTGCAGATGCTAGGGTTAGAATCTGGTCAGCACCACGGTCAACTGCAACAACTCTGAGAGCATTGCCCCACGTTCCTGCAGTTCTTGCTGCAAAAGTATTAGCGGCACCAACACCTGCCTGCCATTCTAGATCATTCTTGACTAGAGCTGGAGTAGTAGATGCTGCATTAAGAACACCAGTTTCAGCACGTACAACAGCGAGACGCCCGCCATATCCGAGAAATTCTGCTGCGACCATCCAGTCCTCAGCATTATCTTCTCCAGGTGTACCAAATACGTTAACGAGTTCTTTTTCGCTACCGATCGAAACGATTTCACCGATGGGTCCTTTTTGGAACGACGATGCAAATGCAGCGGTAAGAGCAGAATCTCCTACAATAACAGCATTGGTTAGGTCGCGTTCCCTGAGAACTACACCAGGCGAGACTTGACTTGCCATGTTTAAACTCCTTTAGAAAATTCCAAATTAATCTGTAAATATTTAGAATTTTGCTTTTCTCCAGCGGGGAAACCATGCACGAACCCTTTACCAGTCAGGATATACATCTTCCTTTTGGTTGCGTTTTTTACACTTTACTCTTTTCTTTGTGCATTCCTTACATTCGTATGAATATGCGGACACAGAATTCCTGTTTCTTCTACTCCTGTAAAAATCTGTGAGTAAATCTTTTGTCACACCACATGTTCTACATTTCCTTTCTGTAAATATCAGATGGTCTAGTGAGAATTGATCCTCTATATTCATCAGTAGTTCCACATGTAGGATACTTCTTCCTGTGTCGTTCCATACTCCCAAACGGTGCCGTCCCCGTCCACGAAGGTATCATCACCCAGACCGTCATCAATAAACCCAAAAGGAGCCATGTCTTGCTCAATTTGATTCTTTTGTTCTTCATAAATTCTCCTTCGGATATCTTGATCCGTCATTTCTCTAAAGTAATCTTGCATGACTAACCATGCAAATAATACCATACACATTACAAGGTCATCATGATAACCTTCATCTGCTTCCCATGCTTGTTTCTTCTGCACAAACGTGGTAAGTTCTTGGAAGATCTGGAAGTCATTGAACAACAACTTGTCTTCTTCAATAATTGCTTTTAGGTTAGCGCATCCAATCTTCTTCACGGTCACGCTCATCTTAACACCTAGTTGTGTTTTGTTTCCTGAGAATCCTTGTCCAACGATTTGTCCTGCTCTACCACGCATAGCGCACATAAGCACGTTAGGATATTCCAAATCGTAGTTAAGAGTAGCAGCAATACTATCGCCAATATCATTGACCTCTACCAGAATGTATGGATTGTTATATTCTTTCGCTACCTGAAAAATTACCGAGGGAAACAGAACAGGTTTAATCTCATTATTTCTGTACTTTGCAACGATCTGATACGGCACCGTGGTGATATCAAACACGATAAAAGCACTGTAGTCGCCACCGATACCTCGGGCAACGTCAACAGTAATAATATATTCGTGATCTTTTTCTGCTCTCGTGTAAACGTCAAGTCCTGCATTACTTGCTATGGGATCATGGAATGGAATAGTCTGGAGCTTCGCTGGACTAATCAGTGTGTCAGCAGAACCAAGAAAGTCACACTCAAACTCTTGAGCAAACTGTCGCGGTGACGTGTTCTTGATTGTCTCCTCTTTCCATTTAGTATCTCTACCAGGAACTTGAGACCAATGTACTTCATTTGTAACATAGTCATTCTTACCACGTCTAGCATCCTCCCACATCTTGTAGAAGTGATTCATGCCGTTAGGCGTGGAGATGATAATTACTTTCGTTGATTTACCAGACGTAATAGTAGGATAAACAGAGGCAAAGAATTGCTCTGCAACATG